ATGCATAGGTTGGTTATCTTGTATTCCTGAAAATCTTTTAGTGTCCAGCAATCCTGTTTTCTCTCCTAGCATCTTCATTCCTATCAATCCAGCACCAATTGTGCCCATGATTGGATCATCTCTATTGAGAAATGTTGATGCAATGAAACTGCTATCTGCACTCCAAATATTTTGCATGTGTTTGTTCTTGTTGCGATCAACTGAGTATTCTTGTGCTTCTTTACCATATGCGTTGTCATGTGCTTTAGCTGCACGGTCCAATGAATTGATTGGGGTGGCATCTTCTAGTTGATTGCGTAAATGTAATTCAGTTCCAGGGCCCACGAAACTATATCCCTGAAATAGATGCATTGGATCTAGTGAGCGAGCATGACGTTCTTGGCCATACTTGCTAGCTATAAAAGGCTTCATGAGCGTATCAAATGCACCACGAGAGTTGCCGCTGCTTTCGGGAGATGGAGTAGTGCTAGCACTATCCCCTCCACCCAATGAATTTGCTGTGCGTGAACGCTTAGATGATGTGCTAGTGCCAGCATCAGCTTTGTTGCCAGATGCAGCATTGGTGTTTGCTTGTGTATTTCCACGCATAAAGTAACGCATCCTTGCGTAATCGATTATCTGTGTTCCTTGATATATTCAGTATAGCGGATAATATTTATTTTGCTGCTATTTTTGTGGCTTATTTTGCTGCTTGTAGACGATGTATATTGCGCCCTCGATAGGCTTTACTTCACTCATAGAGTACACGAAGCGCACAGATGTTTTTGGTTTGATTTGTTTTTGCAGAGCTAGAATATCAGCCTTCATTCCCATGGTGCTTGCCTAAGCTACATTTCATACCTAAAGTATGGTCTAGGGTGAGACGGCCCTTCGTACCCAATGTAGTGATGCACGGGATACTGCTGTGGTGCATAATGCTGAGGCGCATAATGCTGAGACGCATAATGTACAGTAGCATAATGAGGCACTATTGGTGGTTGCTGTGGTGCAACGTGATGAACTAAGTAATGGTAGGCGTTGCTAGCGACTGACGAATATCCAGGTGTGTACCAATTGCTAGGCGCAGCATACTCAGTACTTGAAGAATACCCAGAAGAAAGATGTCCGGTGCTCATTGGTGCTTCTTCAACAACCGCTGTAGGTACTTCATGTGCAAGCTCTGGGCTAGCATCTTCCCAACTGATCACCGATTGCTGAGTAAATCCAAAGTCAGATAATCTTTTGTTGATGTTGTCCTGAATAAATTTCAGGTCTTGTACATTGTGGCTAAATATCATAGGAAAAAATTTGTGCAAGCCACCAATATCTTTCACAGTTTCCCAAAATGATTTAGTGCAAGCACCATTTGTTCCTGTGTCTGCTGATGTTCTGCTTTCTTCGCATCCACTAATTACTCGCAGTTCGCCACCAGAATTACTGTTGGGAACTCGCATCTTTAATGTTCTTTTCATCTGCATGCTGGGATCAAAGTGTAAGTGTGTGCCAGCATCTTTGTCGTACACGCTTCTGCTGCCAACTAATGGATCGTAGTGTGTGAAATCATTTCGCAAATCGCCAACAGTACCTGAATGGCAAGAATCAGATAACATCAGGAATCTAGCACCTTTCGGTACATTATCTATAATGTCGTGGATCTCATCATCTATGATTTGGCTATCTACGCGATGCTCCACACCATCAATTGTGATCACTCTGCGTTCAGCAAAATCAATTGGACAAATAGTTTCGTCCATACCGTCTTCTTCATCACCATTTAGATCTTCCACTTGACCACCATGCCCGCTGTAATGGAATATCAATATATCGCCAGCACGAGCATTGCTAACCAATTGTTTCAGTGAATCTAGGATGTTGTTTCGTGTTGGTTGAAGCGAAAGATTATCGGTAAGCAATCTGATCGTTGCATGGGGATATTCAGCAAGTATATTTTTTTTTGTTTGCAATGCATCATTTATGCAACCGCCAAGTTGATTGGGAGTACCAATATAATTGATCCCAACAATTACCGCCTTTACAGATGCACTGTCAATAGAACGATCATCAACAGAAGAACTAAACACCAATTCTCTAGCACTACATTTTTTCGCATTATCTTTTCTGGGCATGTTAGTTCTTCCATCTATAGCTATCGGGTGAAGTTAACGCATTTAGTCGGTAACTAATTCGCCAACTTTCACATCAGCATCAGGTGCGTCAGATCCAGGTGAAGGTGCTGCCTGTGGAGTAACGCTAATTGGGCCTGTTTGCTGTGATATGCGAGTAAATTTAGTTGGAATGAAAGTAACCTTGAACCCTTCTTTAGCTAGCAACTGATCGGTGGTGACTTTGAATGTAACTATTCCATCGTCTCCATTGTCGTACGATTCGCTTAGATAAACTGCAAACACTCTTTCATTGTCGGCAAGTATTTCAGTTCCAAATGTTGGAGATATCTCGATAATCCCTTTTTGTGTCATATGCATACGCTCCTTGTAGTTGATTTTCCAATTCTTCCATCCGTGCTTCTTGCTCTGCTAGATTTTCCATCCAGCCTTCGCAAACTTTAGTTCTAGTTCTGTCAATATAGTGTTTTTTCTGCGAAACTTCAAGCTGTAGATAGCTCAATTCTCGCTTCAATCTATGGTGTTCAGCGGATGTTGTGTATGGTGCAGAAATAGGTGTGTCTAGTATTGTGCGTTTCTCATTCATACAGCATATCCAATGTGATGTTTTTTTCTTCTAGCAATGGCTTCAATTTGTTCAATGCCTTTTTCTGTAGCTGACGAACTCTTTCGCGGCTCAGCCCATCTTGGGATGCTACATCTTCCAATGTGCTAGCATCTTCATCAAAGAAACCATACCTTCTTGCCAAAATCGAACGCTCTTTTTCTGTCAGCATAGCTAAACATTCGTACACTAATTCTTTCGTCTTCATTTGCTGTACTAGGTACGATGGGTTGCTGATTTTTTCATCAACAAGCATATCCACAAACGTGAGGTCAGTTATTTCCTCATCCATGGTAAGCCCTGTGATATTGCTATCCAAAGATAATGTATCTCCACTATAGTATAATATCTTTCTCACACGGTCAGGTTTGATTGTCTTTGATCGCTTGCGAATAGCCTTAGAGATGCCTTCGACCGCCTTCGGCCACCTTCGACCGCCCTCGAAAATGATCTTAGACATCTCAGCGGGTAATCTTTCTTCTTTAGGTAAACTATCCTGCTTAGGTAAACCGTCCCGCTTCGACAAGTTCTCTATCCTCAACAAATTCTCCTTGCTGATGGAGTCAGCAATCTGAGTAGCAGTCACATAGCTGGCAAGTTCGCTGGTTAGTTCACTCATTTTCTTTAGGTATAGGTTTAGTTCATGTATCACATGTACTGGAACTCTGATGCTTTTGCTTTGATTCATTAGTGCTCGACCCATGGCTTGTTTGATCCACCATGTAGAATATGTAGAGAACCTGAAACCTTTAGTTGGATCGAATTTCTCTACAGCTCGAATTAATCCAAGATTACCTTCCTCGATCAAATCCAACAAATCCAATCCGCCACCAACATATCTTTTAGCTATGTTGACAACTAATCTGAGGTTGCTTTTGATGAGATGATTTTTTGCGCTGACATCACCTGCGATCATGCGTTCTGCGTAGTGCTTTTCTTCAGCGGCGGTTAGCAAGGTATACCGACTGACATCTTGCAAGTATAGTGCAATCACGTTCACAGTATCAAGTTTGCTTAGCCGTTCCTCCAACTGAACAAATCCATCAGATGTTAGTTTGGTGTCTAGTTCTGCGTCCAGTTCTGCGTCACCACCGATGATGGAATAGTTATCCGATGAACTGCCAACTGAATAATCTGTTGAACAGTCTGCTGGCACATCCATTGTAGTGTCGGCTAAACCATCTACTTGGTCGTCTTGTTGATTGTCTTCTTGATTGTCTTCTGTGAGATTCATCCTATGAATTGTTTGCATAAACTGTTCCATGTTTATTGAGTAAGTGTAGATACCTATACACCTATACGTCCCAAAATGCAAGCGGACAACAATGTATAGGTGTGTAGGTATCTAGATGTCTGTACGCGACAAACCCGCAGCCATGATAAGTAATGACGGATTTGTCGCACAAGCAGAATACACAGTTGCTGCAAGAAAAAATGTAGGACAATCTACCGCATTTGTAGGGATAACTCTACATATAGCTTGGCAGTTGGATAACATATGTTCCACGTGGAAGTGGAACTGTTTTGCTGGCACGCATTCCTTGTTTCCGAGGCTGCTCTGGGGTATTCTTGTTGAGGTATGCTGTGGTTGTTTATCGAAATGTCATTATTTCATGTTTCTCCCACAGCATACCTTTCATGGGGCCATTAACTCAATGATAGAGAGGGGACTTCGCGCGCCCTTGGTCGCAGGTTTGATTCCTGCATGGCCCCGCCTTCTTGTTGCATTAGCATTTTTCTTTGTGTAGGATAATTCTATGAAAGACTTACATGACGCATGGCGCGAGATGAACCAAAACCTACGCAACTGGCGCACCAAACAAATAGATCTTGTCGAGTACAGTAGACGAAACAAAGAAATTGAAGAATTCATTATCGAGTACGACCGCAAGAACCAAAAAGATCCACGCTACGTAGACAATATGACTCGTGGTGAGGGGTTAGTTCGGCGTTGGATACCCTTCTGGGAACAACCAAAATGGCTGATGAAATCTTCCAAAGAGGATATGAAAAGACTTCTCAGCAAAGTATTCAAGAAGAAAAAAAGAGTTGTTGGGCTGTGGAAGAATCAAATATCCACCAGCCATGACTTTGATGAGCCGCTATATTTAGCCAAAGAAGAAGAATTAACCAAAGAAGCATTGGTGTTGCGGAAAAATCTATTCAAAGACCTTGCAGCTGAAATAAAGGACATGAAAAACTGGAAAGAAAACAAGAAGTAGTTGGAAAAAATTGCCCCGATGAGGAACCAGGGCTAAGAACCAATCAAATTGGTTGGAGATTGACAGCGGCTATAGTATCAGAATCAGGATCAATTTCATGTCAGACATTCACTGACAGACTAATCCCTACAAAATCAGCGTATGTACACAGTGAGTTGCGTTTGTTTATTTGCTTTTGTACTCTATCTGGCAATGTAGATTCTGGCTGGAACTGAACAAGGGAGAAATGCTATGACTAACTCATTGACGAATTCATATGCCCAAACATCTGAGCTACATTTGGTAGCAAAATCGCCGCGGGAAAAAGCAACAAAAGCATCGTTCGCTGGATGCCCAACTAGCGACAGAAAAATATTTCATCTATCAAAGTGTATTGTTCCGATAAGTTTAGGTGGTAGCAAAGAACATGAGGGCAACAAATTCGCTGCCACAGTGAAATTAATCAACTCCCACTTCAAGTCATGCTCTTTGCTGATAGTTGATAGTATCTATAGGTACACATTGAAGATCAATTATCCCCATGAAACCGACACTATGCTTCTGCAACGCTCGATTGATGCTGGAGATCAATGGTTGGAAAGAAATGAAACTGCATGCAAGTCGCTGACCATACCTCACCGAATAATCAGGTGGGACGAATATCTGAAACACAAAAACTTCAACAAACACTACAACATAGTGTCAGAGCTATACAAAAAAGACGCTTCGTACAAGAAAGCATTGGATGATAGCACCGAAGAATACCTGACACGACATTTCCACGCAAATCCTGAACCGCGGTTTATCTCATACGAGGATGCTTTCCAATGCTGCATCAATTATCTGAAAGAAGAATGTGCTTGTGTTTGCGTATTTGGTGGCGATTCGTTTGAGGAGTATGAATTTCAAGTATATCCAACAATGTTGACAACAGCTTTGATAGCTAACTACGAAAGGTTCATCAAACCAAATTATCCAAATTTGCTAAGACCGGTATCGCTACGGTTCCACAAAAAATGATGAGCAACACATGAAGAATCTTTCAGCAAACACTATGTTCTACAACGCCACAGGCCATGTGTATTGGAAAAACAAGTATGGGGTATATCTAGGGTGCAACAGTAATCAAGCACACACATTGGGACTAGAGAGCCCAGCAGAAATAATTGGAAAAAGTGATTTCGATTTGTTGTGGAAAAACGATGCTGTGATTTGCAGAAAAAACGATCTATATGTTGTTGATTCTGGCAAACCGGAAATTGTCGAAGAAAAAACAACCATCAACGATCAATGCGTTACCTATCAAAGCCACAAAATACCACTGATCAACAAACACAATGTCATCATAGGCGTATTTGGTATCTCAACCGATATTTCAGATTGCGTGCGGTTGCCCCCAAAAATCAACGTCACCCCAGAAGAACATGAACAATCTAGAAACATAGCTTTCAATAATCTATCACCACAAGAACTGATAGTGCTGAAAATGCTGGCTGCTGGGAAACCAAGAAAGGTAATCTCCAAGGAAATGGGGTTATCGATCAAGACTGTTGACACCTATCGTTCACGTATATTTGGAAAGCTAAATATCAAGAACAACATTGAGCTAATGCACTTCATCATTAGGAATAATTTGCGACATTTGATTCCGTGGGTGTAGATCGATAGCAGATAGTCGGCCAAAATACGATCTATTGGGTCACTTTTGGCTGAGTATACGCTATACTGTGCCAAAACATACTATCTCATGCCACTTTTGGCGCAGTATAGCCAAGTGGGCTGGCGGCAGGGATTTCACCTGCACCTCCCGAATACAGTCCAGGGCTCTATTGCCAGCAGACGAGTCACCAAAGGGGATCGAACCCCCGCCAACTGCAAGCAGTTATCCTACCATTGGAATATGGCAACGACATCCACCAGCAACGCTAAGCTACACCAGCCACAGATAGCATATCATTTATTGCAGTATTCTTCGATAGCTTGACGAACTATATCTGCCATACATACCTTTTCTTTGTTAGCTACATTGTTAGCTGCAATCTTAGCAATGAACAACAGATGAAACTCCTCTGGCAAATTAATGTTTAGCTGATTTCGTTTAGGTTTATTGCCTATCCATTTGTCGCCACTACATGGCTGCTGTGTTTTCTTAGCGGTTGGATTAATCGTGAATTTTTTCATGTTTACCTCGTATAGATATGTAGATTGATAGATATCTAGGCGTATAGGACTCTATACATTACTCATTATTTTCTCATAGAGCACCAAGATTTCTTTGCTGGCAAGTCCTTCTTTGTCATTTTCTTGAACCGCTAATCCCATAGCTGCCGCCTCTGAAAAAATTACCCTATGAGAAATTTTGCAATCTAATACAGGTATCTTGAGATCTATTTTTTGCTCTATCTCAACTATAGCTTCTTGGATATCTCGACCAATTACCGAGTTACTTTTCTTCATGTTGATCATCAAGAAGAACTTGAGATTAGGCTTGTACATCATTGCCTCTTTGAGCGTAATGAAAGTTCCTTCACTTGCCCAGATGTCAAATGGGGAAGGGGTGCAGGGAACGATGATAATGTCAGACGCAAGAACAGCAGATTTAGCTATATCGGTTGTGCGCGGTGGAGAATCAATTATCACCATATCGTAGCCTTTAGCGTTTGCTGGCAAATCTCTATGTAAGGTCATTTTGGGCATAGCCATCAATGCAAGATTGGCTGGCAGCTCTTGGTGACGATGGTCTGACCATTCCATGATCGATAATTGAGGGTCAGCATCCACAATTAATGTTTTTTTGCCTAATTTTGCGCTTTGATGTGCAACGCAGATAGCTAACGTAGATTTACCTACTCCACCCTTCTGGTTAACGAATCCAGTAGTTATCGTCATTGTTTTTCTCCTATATGTTTATGTACAGATATCTAGTATCCTATACATCTATACACGAATAGCAAGCACTATTTTGCAACCTGATGCAACCGTATCCATTTTGGAAACAGTTGCATAGACATTCCCGCTAAATATCTACATAATATTTGCTGATATAGATTGAGGATAAGTACTAATGAGTATGGATTTTTCCAAACCTATATTTGCATGGCTAACTGACATTCACCTGAACTTTTTGGCACTGTCTGAAAGAAGGAAGTTCTACAAAGAGATAAACGCGTGCAGTGCTACCCATGTGTTGATCACAGGTGATATAGCTGAGGCTACATCTTTGGAAATGATACTTACTGAGATAAATGAATATATCAACAAAAAAATTTTTTTCGTACTAGGAAACCACGATTACTATGACGGTGAGATTGCCGAGGTGAAGAACTTAATATGCAAAATATCCACACTGAATGTTAACTATACTACGGTGGGTTTGCCTGATGCAATCTGGTTGTTTGGCAGTGATAGTTGGGCAGACGGCAGGTATGGAGATTACATAAATAGTGACGTAATAATGAATGATAGTCAGCTAATATATGATTTACATATTTCATACAAAATTGGCAAACGTGAACTACTAAACAAAATGCAAGAACTTGCCGACAGAGATGCTAATCAGCTGAAAGAAAAACTATGGAACAATATCCAAAATACCCATTCCGAACGCGATCACGATCTGTTTATTGTGCTCACACATATACCTCCATTCCCAGAAGTATGCAAATACAATGGCCGATACACAAAAAAAGAGTGGCTACCATTCTTTTCATGCAAGGCAACTGGAGACGTATTGCTTGAATTTGCAAAAGAAAATCCTGGCATCAATATTCTAGTGTTATGCGGGCATACTCATTCGGCAGCTCAATACCAGGCATTACCAAATCTGCTAGTCAAATGCGGCGGATCGGAGTACTATAAGCCAAAAATACAAAAAATATTTAACAAAAATAATTTGAGGTTTGACAAAAAAAATGAACACAAATAACAAACAAATATTTGATTACTTCTGCGTGCTGGATTTTGAAGCTACATGCCAAGAGAGCAACAAAGACTACACAATGGAAATAATTGAATTTCCGTCTGTGATGATTAATACAAATACATTGCAGATTGAAGGAACATTTCAGATGTATGTGAAGCCAATTGTTAATCCGATTTTATCTAATTATTGCACAAATCTCACTGGAATAACTCAAGAACAAGTAGATGATGCAGATGATTTTTCAGAGGTATTGAAACAGTTTACTACATGGATATCCACCTATGGATCAAACATATTATTCATCACCTGTGGAGATTGGGACCTGAAAACCATGCTTCCAAACCAATGTGGCATTAGTAATCTATCGAAGCTAGGATTATTTATAGAGATGCCAGAAATGTTTAGCTCCTGGTGCAACATCAAAAAAATGTACAATAGATATTATTCCGAGAAAGTGCGCGGAATTCGTGCTATGAAAGAAATAAACAGTGGTACCTATTTTAATGTTGGCAAAGAAAATCATCAGCAAAATCACTATTATCGCGTACAAGGAATGAAAAGCTTGCTGAATAGATTAGGTTTGCCATTGATAGGCAGAAAGCATAGTGGAATAGATGATAGCAGAAACATAGCAGCCGCTACAGTGAAGATGTGCCAAGATGGGTGTGTATTCGAGTACACACAGCCGAAAAGAAATATTGGCGATGAATTAATAGAAGGACTTCGAGCTATTCTGCGTGGAGAAGGCAAAAGAACTGAAATAAAACTTGAAGAAACAGGCACTGATGATGCGAACTGAACTGGAGTTAATTGAAGAGAAGAAACAAAAATTAACTGAACTTCTCCAACGACATATCGAGCAATTTGATCAAAGATTCGATAAATTACTGCCAACCAATGGTGTGTACAAAGGTGAAATTGTGATAAAAGCAACTGTATACAAACTAACAAAAGAATATATTCAGTTAACCATACCTGATATTAACAAGACTCCGAACCTAATACATCAAGGTTTGTTTGCTAAGGCAACTCCTGAACAGATTGCGGAAAGAATAGTTGACAAGGCATTTGAGTTTGCTCACGAAGATGTAGAAAAAAATACAGCTAAATATTTGGCAGAGTTGGTAGATAGTACTCATTAATTTAGTATGCTTAATTGGTGACAGATAATGAATAGAAAAAAAACTGAAAGAACAAAGACCGAGAGAAGGAAGATTGCTGGCACATCCTCCTGGGGCAAAAGGAAAACAAAAATTAAATACTACAAAGCTCCATGGCATGTAAAAAAAGTATATCCAATGAGCAATTACTGTTTGTTAGTTGAGTTTGATGATGGAAATATTGTAACATATTGCACAAAACATTTGATATTTGGTGAAAATCCAGGAGTATTTGCTAGGTTGAAAGATGTGGTAAATTTCAACAAAGTCCGAGTAATAGATGGCGCAGTTACCTGGATGATTCATCCAATCGATGAAAACGGAATTGCAGACGAATACAATTGCATTGATGTATGTCCTGAGACTATGCATGAAGTAGCTATGTGTGGCGAAGCTACCAAAGAATGGCCAAGCGTGTGGGTATCAAAATTAGGAATGAAAAGGAATAAAAAAAATAATGACAATAACAGATAAGAAGGAATGGTTTAGAAAAATAGATGATTTGTTAAATGACTTAGAAAATTTGGCTCTTAACAAAGAAGATATAACTAGAAGAGACAAAAGCGTATTTAGTTTCATCGCCCATATATTCGAACCAAGATATAAATGTATACAAGAAATGAGAATAGCATCTAATAGAATTGAAGATGCTATTCATGATATTCATAACCACTATAAGTATGATCCGAAAGATATTATATGAACATAGACAAAAATGAACTCTACAAAAAAATAAATGATTTGTTAAAAGACTTAGAAATGTTAGCATTAGATGGAGAAGATGCAGCAAAAGACAAAAAAAGTTTATTTAATTGGGCTGTTACATTTGTTCTTTCATCAGGAATTGTGAATGTGAAAAAAATGAGAGAAACATTTGCTGAACTTGAGAGACTAAAAAAAGATCTGCGTTTGTCATATGACGAATGCAACAAACAATCGAGATAAATAAATGAGGAGAATGCTATGACAGATGAATTAAACTCAGAAAACACAAAAAAATATTTACAAGAATATAATGATGCAATCAAAGAAGGCAAACCTATAAATAATCCTAGCTTCTGGGGTGGTTTCAATGATGGAGTAAAATATGCTCGTCTAGCAATTGTTGAGCAATTATTGTCAACACGTAACAATTTAACACTAGATGAATTGGCAGCAGCAACATTCCTAAACAAAGAAGCAGTGCTTGGTATACAAGACAAACTAATAAACAATGAAACAGAAAGACAAAAAAACAAGAATAATCTAAATGAAAGAATGGTTGAAAATGAAAGATTTAGCAAGGGAATAATTGGACTGCAAGCTGCAAAAATGGTTGAGCAAAAAAAAGATATATTATTTTTATTCAAGCACATCGACAAATTGAATGATGCCCAAGATCGCATAAGCAATTTTCTAACTTCCACTAAAGATCTTGTGTGGTGTGAGAATGATACTAAAGAAAGAAATCGAATATATTCTGATGCGTTGCAAAACATACATGATGTCATAGATGACTATGCTGATGCGTATGTAGGTGGAGATATAAACAAATACCTAGATGTAGTGAAAAAATATGCAGAACTAACTGTGCCAGACGAAAACACTGATGAGCATGCGCATGATGAATAACAAAAGACCAATGGTCACAGTTAGTTTCTGGATTCCTAAAGAACTATTGATGTGGCTAATTAGCAAAGCAAAACTAAATCATTTGCCATTGCGAATATATATTGTATATTTATTGATGGAGTGTTGTCCAAAAAATGTCGTCAAACAAACAAATAACACCAACTAGACGCGCACTATCATGCAAAGAGGCAGCTACATACATAAGCATGGGGACATCCTGGTTAGCTCATGGCAGAGTTGAAGGTTCCAGGCTAAACAGAACACCGCATCCACCATTTATCAAAATTGGAAGATCAATTAAATATTTAGTGGAAGACTTGGATACATGGTTAGACAGTTTCAGAAAACTAGATAACTTGGCTCAGTTGTCTGTGACAAGCATGTATACGGATGAATGGATATCGCGCAATCAGAAAAGCGATCCGAAAGTGTTTTAGCACAAACCGAAAATATGAAGATGAAACATGAAATAATCATGTAAATCAATTACATAAGTGTTTTAGAGCAAACTACAGATAATTAGGTATGATTATACATATGGACACAATAGAAAAAGCAACTACAGAAAAAACAACTATAGAAAAAGTATTCTACAGCAATACCACTAAATTGATGTATGAAAGCGCAATGAAGTTTCATTCTACTGGAAAAATGACTGATGATGAATTTAAAAAGTATGAAATATTGTGTTGTAGACCAAACAAACTTGAAAACTGTAGTTCCGCAGAAGGAAACAATTCAAATGAGCAAAAAAATTAAATTTGAAGTAACATCAGGAAATATTTTCCATGACCTTGGGTTTGCTAATCCTGAGGAAGAAATGAGAATATGCCAGGAAAAATATAATTTATTTGTCAAACAAAAAAAAGAACAGAAGAAGTAAGAGTGCTGGCACCAATTCATCTGTGGAAGAAAAGTAATGCCCAACGATAACATGCCCAACAAAAGAAAATTTAGCGTAGTGAAACCTGTTGATCTATCATCATTAGTAAATGAGGTATGCGAACACTTGCAAGAAAAACTTCCTGAACTAGTAATACTTCGTAGATCGGATGACAGAACAGAAGCGCTGAGAGCCGTTAGACTAATCGCTGAAATCATATACACAATCAAAGAGATGAAGTCAGGTAATATTGTAGCAAATATTGATTCATTGAAAAACAGATATAAATGTTGTACATCTAAGGATATTGCTGAATTAATATTCCAAGCATACGCACAAAATGCGATAGATGAAGGGTGGTCCGATGAAAAATGATGAAAAATCTAAAATAAATTTTGACAAAGTAATAGGAACAGCAAATACCGGAATGAGCACTGAGGATATCATGAGTTTTTTCAGAAATTCTCCATTAATGGATAGAATAGACCTAGATACTGCAAGAGTGCCAGCATGTGAAATGAGAGAAATTGATACATTTCATGCTCCTCTCAGTAAAATACCAATAAATGTCAACAATGAAGAAAACAAAGAATAAACATACCAAATCACATCAACCTTCAGACACCATAGCAAGACATTACTACAATCTTGGAATATCAGATGATGGAAGTTTGCAAGATATCATCGCAGAACTATTAGAGAGAGGTCATCCTGTGGAACAGATAATGCAGTGGACTGACATATCAGAAAGTGAGATAATTAGCCAAGAAAGTACATAGTCAAATACAGGACAGAATAGTCAAATACAAGACAGACAGTCAAATGCAGGACAGATAGATTCAGTCCTTCATGCTGTGAATCTTAGTAGGAAGGAAAACAAAAAACAATGCTTCCTAGCTAGATAGATTCAGTCCATGTAGCGGACGTACTGCAAATAAATTTATTTCTTCATAGAAAGCATTAATGCCTTCTCAAAATCCGAATCTAAATATTTCTTTGGAATAGTTCTAGGACTGAACGCTATCATTTCATTGTTTACACTATTTTGCAGAGATTTTCCAGCATGTTTTTTGTAGTTATCTGCCCAGATATCTAGATCATGCCTATCAAATGCTATTCCTTGGATTCCAATGGGAATGCAAATTAATGAAGGGCGTACAAGTGAGTTAAACCGATTGCGATCCATTCCTAGATAATGAGGAGCATCTTTTAGTCGGATAAATCTTGGGGGAATTGTGTTCAAGTTACTACATCCTGCGGTCTACAGACGGAGTTATAGAAGAAAAATAGCGCGTCAATTAGTAAACAAACAGCCAAGAAAAATGAACAATTGGCACGCTACATTGGCATAGTACATTAAGGATAGATGGCAATCAATGTGAATGTATTTACTTATTTAAATAACTATCATGAGAGGCACATACATGCTGGCACAACAATCCTTGGGCAGGAGGGCATTAACAGCAAGAACAAATAGTGTCGACACTGTCGCGACTATTGTCTTGATCAGAACTAATAATATTTTCGTTCAACTACGGGCATCTGAGAGCGTTTAATTGGCATTAGGCAGGAACGGCTAGTATCCTACGTTATTTTTGAGAACTTGTCAGAATTAACTCTATAGACGGCTAAAATGGCTGAGTACTGATGGGGAAGATGTGCTAGCGATGTTAGCATGCCGGAAATTCCGGAAAGCTTAGCATAATTAATATTATTTATTTAAATAACTACCTATGTGAACCATGAATTGCATTAAGCTGGATGTGGAGTATGGATAGAAAATACGCAGCGCAAAACTCGGGGGTCACTTAGTAACTTTGCTACCTATGCGAACAGTCAGTTTCCTGAGAAAATGATTGAGGATAGGTACAAATTGTACACCCCCTTTCAATTGTTTGAATGATTGTTTATCAGCCTTTGACTATATCTGTGATATCTGACCAATCCTCTACTTTGAAAGCTCTGATATCTCTTACTGAGAGTTTAAACCAATCAATATTAGATAATCTATTAATAGCTTTGTTTAGTGTAGATAGCGGATTAGTATTATCTTTAGATACATACAAGCTGCCCTGCTTCCATTCAAACCCTAGAACTTCTAGTTCTCTTGACACTTCTGCATATGCACCGTTGTATGGTTCGCCGTAATGTTTCTTTAGATCATCAATTTTTAGATCAAATGCTATTGCATACATAGTCATCTCCATTATTTAAACGATTATTGTAGACGATAATCACAATTAGCTAGCAAGATTGAGATTACTTTTTAAAAGAAGTATCAATATACCGACAATCATTGAATAGAACATTTTGCGAAGATCTCCTTTTATATCTTTTATGTCTGCTTTGACATCTTTTAGATCGTCTTTTACTCCCTGCACATCTTCTCTTACTCTATTCAAGTCTTCTTTTGTTGCTAGATGATCTAGTGCAGAATTTAACGCATTAGTCTGCGTTCGCGCTTCATTAACAGATATGCCACCTGCTGTTAGTTCTTCAAAGTATTTTAGTGTATTGATGTGTTCCATAATCATCTCCATTGTTGTTATTTATGCAGATATTCTACACAAATAACATGCAAAATGACAGTCTCTCAAACGATCATCTATGAGACCGCGATCCATGAAACAAAAAACATATTGAAAATGACTGAAAACATCTCTCAAAACTATCTCTCAGAACTGTTGTCTCATATTAGCGACAATTTCACGAGTTGTGAGAAATATATTAATAGTTGGACAGCTACCAACAAATAATGACTTCGCTAGACGCTTTTGTAGACACGATCTATGTGTTACCTTCATCATTGTCAGCAACATTAACTGAATTATTATTGTCAGCTAGTCTTTGTTGCAAATCTTTGATGTCGTTAGCCATTGTCGTTACTTCTGCAATTTTCACACCACACACCAAAGAATCTGATAATTGCTTCAATTCATGCCCTGTGAGACCGCCTTGGGCGACTTCTTCCATCACCACATTGAATCTATCAGTATGAGTAAGAGCCTTCGCGATATTCTTGATTTTTAGCTTGCGTGTTGGGGTTTGTCCGAATCTGTTAATCATAACTGAGTTATAATACGCAAAATTGAAATTTGGTTGACTTGCCCCATTTTTCCCGTAATTTTCCCACCAAATTCTCGCTGCATTGGTAGCTTTGTCGTAAGCTGTATCAAATTCAGGATATTTGTTAACCCATTCGTAAAACACCGATTCACCGATATCAGCAGCAACTAAATAAGCTGTCAACGAATCGCCATTACCGAACATCTCAAGTAACAATGGAATATGCACTTTAGGATCATATTTTTGCAAATGGTGTGCCAGAGGCGGCCTTTTTTTCATTTTTGACACTTTTTCTCAACCCTTTAGTTAGTCGTCGCATTTAGTTTGATTACTAGTTAATCACTCTCCATAAAGAATAGTACAAAATTGATTTTTTTGCATGAAATTTTCCCGTTTCCCAATATTTATTTTTAATACTAATAAGTTATCTCACATACTACATACTCTAAAAAATATTCCAAAAATAGCTATTGACAGCGATCTTGATTTATGTTTTACTGTAATCAATAACAACAAACACTGAAAAAAATAGGAGTAATCATCATGACTAAACATTATCAAAACAATCTAATAGATTCAGCATTAATTTTTGCATGCGTAATACTTACTACATGTGTAATGTTAGGCTTATATGCAGCACTTGTATAAATAAATCATCAACCAAAGGAGTAAACAAAATGAACAAACCGAACTGGAACTACATAGAAGCAACAAAAACACGAGTTACACATTCTCTTTTAGTTGAATGTGTAGATCATCTATATGATTATCTATTGCATCTACATAGCTCAAATCTTCCCGATACATCTCAAACAGAAGCTAGGCTAGATTACATCAAAGCCACAATAGCAGATCTTTGCGAAGAAACTGGCATTGTAGATATTTGCAAACAAACTGAGCTTGCAGAGCTACAAAACTACAATGATTATTGCAAAACAAATAACATCACAACATCTAAATAACCAAAGGAGTAAATACCATGTACAAACATACAGTAACTAAGAAAGGACAAAAATATTATCATGTTGAAGGTAAGAACGAGCAAAAGAACACTAAAAAGATATATGCAGGAAGCAGACCTTAAACTTCTCCAAGATTAATTTCCCAACTAACTCGGGGGGATGTATTCCCCCGTTTGCTTTGCCTCACCGTCCTCTGTAAATGTAGTAGTTTTTATCCAATATATCCCCTATTTTTCCTACACAACGCTTCACATTTTCCATTGCCACCACCAAGACGGAATAATAGACAACAGCAACACATATAATCAGATGGATGTCCTTTCAGCATGTTAGATATATTTTCTTCTGTCGGATCCATCATTGCTTGCAATATTCTATGTTCCATTAAAATGTTCGCTAAATATTTTGCTTATTTCTTCCTCACAGATATCAACTATTCTTTTTTGCAAAGAAGAATAACGAGCAGCACAACGCGATTTTTCTTTGACCCAACTGTATAGCTGATCACGCATAAAACTATGATATTTATGCAACGCTTGCCAAGTTGCTGTTTTTTTTCCCTCAAATTTTTCGACAAACTCCAAAATAAGTTCTAGGGGTTGTAGAATTGACTGTATATCACTGAGTTCATCCATCAATTTATCCTCTCATCTTTGAGCGTTCTATCCACTAAATCCATCAAATATATACTGTTTGTTGCGAGCAATATTCCTTCCTTGCAGATTTCTATGTTTTGTTCGCCCATGATACTGATCATGCTCCACCTAGCCCTCATCAATGCCTGTTGGCGAATAAACCTCAAATTTTGGTTATCGTCTGTCATAATTACCTCTTTAGCTATCAATTGTTTTTCTCCATTTCTCATCCAACTGATATTCCACTAGCTTATTAATCAATTCTATTGCGTCTTTTGCACACAGTACATGTTTATGAAATTTATCTACATCGATCACTCCATCTATCAAATAATCACTATTTGTGATCATCTCATAGAGACTATTAGCTATAGTACCTCGCATTTTGTTTAACACTTTCACTTCGTCATCAATTATTTGTCTTTTTTTCCACTGACTCATTTAATTTCTATTCATCTAATTTTCTTTCTTTTTTCCAGCCCCGATAGAATGCAATTGATATTTTAGTAATATACTTAAATAAATTTTCTATAGTTACCACTACTTTTTCTTCCCCCTCCTCATTATTGTCATTTTCTAGTGATGTTTGTACATTTAAGAACAGTTCTGACAGCTGCGTATTAACTTTTTTTACAATATTTTTGGAATTTTCTTCTGTCACATCAGCATTTTCTATTAGTTCTAATTCATTTTCTATTAGTTCTTCTGTTGTTTGCGTATATATCTTCCTTGCTAATATTTGCTTAATATCTTCTGTCATTTTTTCACATACTCCTCTGCATAATATTTTTTGTTTTTCTGTAATAATTCCTGCATATCTCCGTCATATAACCAATCTGCTATTTTGCTAGCAAATTGTGAATCACGTTTAGTAATTATGCCAATGTTATTCTGCATTTTTTCGGCATCTTTCCCTGAGTAATTATCATGAATCATAGTTTCAATGATTGTGCGTGATTCGTCAACGTGTTTGATTAATTTTTGTATTGTTTCGTCTCGATTATTCATGTGGTTTACATCCTGTTTCTACTAGTAATTTTTTTAGTTCTTCAAATTCTTTGTCCACATCGCAATTCATCACAGCTAGCAACTTTTCCAAATTCCAACTATCAACTGTTGAATATCTTCGCAAATATCCTTGAGAAGAATAAGTTAGTTTGTACAATTTTTGCATTGCTTTGATGACATATAGAAGTTCTGTGGTGATCTTTTTTTCTTGCAATATTCTATGTTGCATTTCAGCTATTTTCATTTTTACAATTTCTCTGATTGATACTTTCGCAAAAACGTACGCAACTTTTGTGTATCTTCATCATAATCTAATATTTTCTCAACATGTCTCATAAATGTCGGCATTGCAGCAACAAGATACTGAATACGATCTACAAATGTAACTAACATATATATGTTTTGAGCATCTACAACAGCCTGTTGTTTTAGTAATTTGTTTTCTTCCTGCAACAACTCAACTTGTGACTTAATATTGCTAGCATTACTCATGATTTATTCCATATTTCTTATCAAGTTTTTCTAGTAATTCAGAATTATTAACATCTACAAAATATTCTCTAATTTCATCGGCATAATGTAGCAAAATATCTTTCATTCTATCGCCACGAGACGCAGCATATCCTATAAAAGCTCCGTTCAACATGTTTGCTGTAGTATTAGCTCTACCTAGCCACTCCAACAATTGAATTATTATTTTTTCATTTTCCGACAAGCTTGGATCATCCCACGAAATATATTTACTCATTATCTACCGCCTTTGCTGAATATTTATCTTCTACTCTGGCTAGAAACTGTATATTACTTTCATCAGTTAACCACTCAACTATGCAGCGATTATTTTTATCTACTAGCACTATTCCATCTTCGCGGAATGTTGCCAGCAACTTTTCTACATAGCCCTCAGCTTGCACCAGTCGCGTGTATAGCCTGAGGATCACGTCTACATCTGCCACCTTTGCTTTTACGAACCACTCCAAGTCCCATGCGTGAATTTCCCTTCCTTCATTCTCTGATAGCGTCATTTTCATCCCCTTTTTTGTTTTTTTTATTACTTTCAGCAATTTGCTTTTTTTGTTTTCTTCTATTACTTTCAGCAATTTGTTTATATTTATCTTTTTCTTGTTCAGTTTCTAATTGAAATATAATATTCTTGTAGTCTGTCAATTTTTCTTCATTTTCATCTAAAACTTCTTTTAGCACAAACCTAAAATCTTCCAGTTGTCGGATAAGTATGTATTTATCTACATCACACATACTGCTTAGGTCTGCCCTGATCCACTCGATAATACTTGTGAGAGAATCAACAAGAATATGTTTTTGCCCATGCTTGTTGATGTTAGCCATCGCCAGAGCCATAGCCAGAGCCATAGCCATAGCCATCGCCATAGCCATAGCCATCGCCATCGCCAGAGCCATCGCCAGAGCCATAGCCATCGCCATCGCCAGAGCCATAGCCAGAGCCATCGCCATCGCCAGAGCCATAGCCAGAGCCATCGCCATAGCCATAGCCATCGCCATAGCCAGAGCCATCGCCATAGCCATAGCCATCGCCATCGCCACTAATATGACAACCTCTATTAGTCTTCAATAAATTTTGCATATGATACCTCAGCAATTTTAGTTGTAGGGATTATTTCAATAATATTTGTTAAATATATTTCCCCTGTTTTATTTAGCCTTCCACCTTTTATTCCATTGTTTGCGACAGCAGACAACGACAATCCTCCACCCTCCCATTTCCATAGGCGTAATGCATTTTCTAATTTACACTCCATGCCATCTATGTAGACTAGATCGCCTATATGTACTCCAGCCGAATATGTTCTAATGAGACATCTTCTATTTAGCATTGGATGTGTTATTTTTTCTGTCTTCATTTTTTACCCCTTTTTGTTTGTTTCATTTTCCAGTTCATTTAATTGTTTCTTCCACAATCACCTTAGGTAATTTTCTAGCCTGGCTTTCAACCCAGGCACGTATAGTCAATCCTTGCAATTTGCAATACGCACTCAAATTGTTGTATACGCTAGCATCAATATTTGTAGATATACCTCTTTGCGTACCTCCTTTTCTTCCTTTTTTTAGCATTTTCTCACCTCCGATTTGTTAATCACAGTGAAACATAAATATTGATTACCGTCAATCACCGCCTTCAAAAAAATATTTACACAAGCTGTTGACGGCAATCTTGAATTATGTTTTACTGTAACAAATACTTAAAAACAGGGGAGAGAAATATGAATACAAACAAAATATCACAACAAACTCAAGACTTACTTGAAACTATTAGCGTTACAACTGACTGTTTACATGGCAATGTTAAATACATCTCAGACTTATGCGTAAAACTCAGAACTGAAATAATGCTGACACTTGGAGCTATTGAAAGAGCAGTACATATTTGTTCAGATGAATCTGTGAGCATTGCAAAAACAAACAAACAATTAATTAGCAATTTAGCAAAAGGGGTGTAGCATGACTAAAATAGAGAAAAAATCAAAAAACACTGAAAAAACAAGTAATATGCATCCAGAAAGCAGTCCAGCTACAATAGCTGCTCGCATATCCGATTTGCTAGCACACTGCAAAGATATTAATGATTTACTAGTTGCATATCGTTTAGTAACCAAGGCAATTTTAACACATCAAACAAGCAAAGAATTTATCTTCAACAAGTGGGGTTTAGTATGAAATATTTCACAGAATTAAAAGATCGATTTGAATTATTTAAAGGGGTATAGCATGAATCCAATAGAAATATCTCAAACACAATTATCTCAACTATTCGAATTATCAGAATCAATCACGTGTAATCCAAGTAGAGCTGCTGGGATGGGAATATTGATGATGATCCACAGAGATATCATTGATCTTGATAAGATAACAGAATTAGCCCAAGAATGTATAAACAGATCCGCAAATATCATCAATGCAAACAAAAAAATTATGGTAATTCTTGAGGAAATCCAAAACAACTGGAAAGAAAAAAATGTTGAACCAAATGGAGTGAAACACACATGAAATCACTTAGCTATTACATTGACAAAATAATCTATGAAAGACACATGAAGCAATTAACAAAAAAGCTGGCAAAAACTAGAAATAGTGACTTAATGATGATTTACACGAGATGCCAGCAGCATGAAAGGCTGACATTTCGCAAACTTCACCCGACACCCCAAGCAAGTAAATTATCAAACAAAATGCAAGCACTACGCTGGAACAAAATAATGAAAGAAATAGAAGGAAACACAGCATGAAAAAACAAAAAACTATTCTGAAACACATAAAATTGTCGATGCAATATTGCATCAAAACTATTAATTATTTTGATGGTCAACTAAAAACCTATGGACACCCAGAAGGAAAAACATCATCGGAAATGTATGAGTTGATGGACAAATGTCGCAAAACATTACTCGAAATAATTGCCGAGCTACCAGAAGTGATAAATAGCCCATGGGCACATTTTCCTGTTACCGACCAAATCAATATGAACAAAGAAGAAGACGCAAAAAGAGTTGCAAGTATTATTTGCGACAAAATAATTGATGCGGAAAAAACAAGCAGTCCAGGCGAAACAGTGAAAATATGCGACCACATTAGTTATATGAAATGCGGAATTAAATCAAACCTAAAGGAGTAAACAAAATGACCGAACAAGAAGAATATGCACGAAAAATACCAGATTTTTCTGAAGAATTTAGATTTGAAAGAATGGCTAAACAAGAAGATCGAGATAATTATTTAATGCTCAGAAAATGTGAACTATTAGTCAGCAAAAAACTATGGATATTATTCGTTATATCGAAAATTGAAAAACATTCATCTCGCATGTCTACTGTAGACAAAAACCTAGAAAAACACTTAGATAATATCGAAAAAGCATACAATGAATTTCCCAGAAAACGGGCAGTCATTAGCAGAGAACTAACTAAAGCAATATACTCTATCGAGGCATGGACGCAAGAAGTAGAATTATGCAATCTTTCTGCCCCTGAAAGTTGGGAAAATTTTGTTTATCTCAATAGCTTCATTTTTACTCATGATCTTCTTCATTTCTTAGATTCACTCACTAAATGGAAGTTCCACAATCCAGATAATCGCAATTTCATGTGGGAAATTACTCCGCAAATACTGGACGAGGGAAGAACATTATTTACTGTGAAACAACTAGAAGACTATGAGCTTGTCAACTATTGGGCTGATATTGCCAAACAAACAAACGCATGTTTACATCGGGAGCAAACAAAATGACCAAAAACATAGCAACCATCAAAAATATTGATGAAGAAATCTTCCAGGTAATACTATTCACCTGGAGAATGAGCACACAACTACAAATGGACAAGATCCAACACAGTCTTGCTGTGGTATTAGATTTGTTGAAGGAGTGGGGATCATGCTAATCGGATATGCTCGCGTTTCCACTCAAGATCAAAATCCCGACCTACAAACAAACGCCCTGAAAGCCGCAGGGTGTGAAAAAATCTATATTGAAAAAGCCTCAGGAGGAGACCGTAGTAGACCGATCTTACATGAGGCTGTAGGGTACATGCGGGCAGGTGAAGATCGCTTCGTGGTGTGGAAATTAGACCGCTTGGCGAGGTCTCTTCAGTACTTACTTGAGCTAATGTCTATGTTTGAGAAAAAAAACATCGGTTTTTGCTCGCTAACAGAATCAATTGACACATCTACGCCAGGTGGCCAACTAATATTTCATATTTTTGGTGCAATGGCTCAATGGGAACGCTCAGTTATTCGTGAGCGAACGATGGAAGGCTTGCAAGCTGCAAAAGATCGGGGTAAATTCGGCGGAAGAAAACACGTGTTAAACACAAAAGACATTGCGGTAGCAAAAACATTATTGCTAGATAGCAGTATTAGCGCAGATGAGGTTGCCAGAAGAATGAAAATATCATCAGCAACGCTCTACAGATATTTCCCTGGTGGAAGAAGTAAATTAATCTCATGAATACATTTGCGGTCGGCAGTCAACGAATTGCATTGAGAAAATAAATATTACACAATGGACAACAGCTCCACAAGCTAAGGACAATCATGAGTCAAAAAGATGAATTGCTTTCAACATTGTTATTTACCCACATCACAGAACACTTTCGAAGATTAGCAATATCATTTCGCGAATACTCTATGCCATTCGTTGAACACCACTGTAGATGTCGCTGGGAGCTAATTGATCTCAATGTTCCACCAAAAGAATTGCACTCTGTTTTGGATGACGAAGAATATCAACAATTCATGCGACATCTCGATGAGGTTGAAAGTGAAATGATTAGCATAGTTAATTCGTTAACCGAAAAGAAGTATGATGTTAATTAGCACACATCCATTGCGCAAAAAATACACAACCGATAATCACTAATTATCCCGGGAATATTGTGATGTTATCCACAGAATTACCCACTAAATGTGTGAATAACTGTTTTTCATCTGATTTGGCTGTACAGCTTGGTATATTGCTGTAGTCTACCAATGATTTAGGCTTCTGATCATATCTACCCACGTACCTATGGGTATCCACATCATACCAAAACCCAATTCTGCCTTCCCATTTCCCGTGTCGCTGTTTATCGCACCGAAGAAATCCATCAATTTTCGATAGTAGTTCAATCGGCACTGGTTCTTTTGTGCCAACAAGTTTAGCTATAGCTTCTTCTTTGTTTTTGTTTCGCCATATGCAAAAGCAATTATGTGCCAAGTCAGTCACCGAGCCAGTACCGCGGATATCCATTTTTCCTGGCACGCGCGTTTCATCCTCACCTTTTCTCGGATGAACAATCAGATGAATATGGCAGTTGTGTTTATTCACAAAGTCGCTAAGTTGTTCAATAAACTCTTTTTGTGCGCTGTAGTCGTCTTCGCGAACTCCGCACTTGAGAAAAGAATCAATCAGAAAAACGTCTATCGCATATTTTCGTACAGCATAATCAAATACCTGCAATAATCTTTCAGTCTTAGCAGTTCCCACCAAATCAAACATACTTAGTTTTTCGGCATACCAATCAATTATTGCGTCAATATACCCCTCTGTTGGTTTCTCCAAGGCTGCCGCTTGTTGAATCAGATCGTGTAGAACCCTAGCTGGCCGAATTTCCAAACTGGCAATACATACTTTAGCTCCCTGCTCAATGAAATCCAGCATTGCTTGTCCAAGGAATTGAGTTTTTCCGTGACCATTGGTTCCTGTCCATACTGAAAGTTCATGTGGGCGGAACAGGATTTTGTCGGATGCATTTCCAAGTTGATACAATCTATATCCTGGCACTATTCCATTGGGTGGGGAAAATACTTCTTTTGTTTCGCTCCTGAAATTTGGAACAAATTTCAATTCAGCAGGATCTAGAGATGTAGCTACCGCAAAGCAATCCATTATTTCAGCACTAGATATTCCATGTTGTAGGCACTCATTCGCATCCTTGTGCGGTAATTTCACTATGCGACAACGATGGATTCCTAGGCGATCGGCTATTTCATTTGCAGCTTCTTTCCCTGAATTATCATTGTCTAAGCAAAGAAATATTTCATCGAAATGGGCTAACCTATCAAACTCGTATGCAATCCATTTTTGTTTATCTCCACTACCACCACCAAGCGGCACTGAAAGTACCACATAAGGGATTTCATACTGGTATAGTGTCATTGCATCTATTTCGCCTTCCACAATCACGGCTGTTCTCACATCCCCCGACACTGCTTGCCATCCGAATAAGCAGGGTTGGGAATTTGCTGACACTTTCATACTTTTCTTGCCGTCTAAGCCACGAGTAAGTGCCAGATATTTGATCATGATCAATTCATTATTTTGGTAGTATGGGAAAAAAATATTTTGGTGATCTGAAAGTATTCTGTACTTAGCTATAGTTTCGAGTGTTAGTTTTCGTTCATTGACAAGATATTCCACAGCAGTAGACTGCATCTGGGCGCAATCAATTTTCTGGGGTCGTATATATTTGTTCGGGATAGCGTTTAGCGGTGCAGCTATACCTAAGTATCGCCTAATTGAGATCATAGCATCAGCAAAACTAACTTTTCGTGTGACGCACCACAGATTGATGATGTCGCCAGTCTCACCGGTCGCAAAATCACTCCACACACCAGCTTTGTCGCCAGTAAGTCGCACTTTCATGGATTTCCCAGCACCATCATTGATTCCGCCAACAACCCATTCATTCCCCGATCTTGTTCCGTTTGGCAGTAGATATCTGACAGTTTCAGCAACTTTGAGTTGCAGTTGTTTCTTGATTTCTTGAGTGGTGAAGTTGAACATCTCGTTTCCCTACGGATTAATCCGAAAAAATCATACCAGCATATGGATTGCTGACGGAAGACGATGCTAATTCAATGAACTTTTCTGTTTGCTCAGCACCCCTCCCAAAAATAATCGAAATGCTAGTGTATTTGGTGCAGCGATCATTTTCACCCATGTGAAATTTGGACAGCCGACAGCCGTCAATGGCTTTCTTTAGTTCTGCCACCTCGAACATCTTCAAGGCATCAGTAATCATTTTTTTGCGTTTTTTGTCGAATTTAGCTCTTGGATGATTCAGGACAGACTGCCAGTATGCAAAAACTTCCAGAATCTTTTGCGAAATCTTTTGGGAAACAGCTGAACTATCCTTCTCTTTCTCTTTCCCTTCCTCACACTCCATCCCTATCTCTATCTCTGCCACTTGCTGCTCATTCTTCATCAGTCTGTATACATATGCAGTATCTGAGGTAAGGATATATAGCCCCCCCTTACCCCCCCAACGTGGAGAGCAATTAGTCGGAGTATAGCTAACATTATTTTTTTTGCCACTATCCACACCGCGGTCACCCAAGTTGCACAACTCAAGCAACGCAAGCTGCTCAAGCAAGTCTTGGATAATTTTGTCGACAATGGGATGGGTGCCAGGATAAATTGTGTGTGTGTGTTGTGTCATACAGCTTCCTTGCTATGTGTATGTCTATGGCAGATAGACTAGCAAAAAACCATTTGTGGGGCAATCATTGACGAAAATGCCAATGTATGCTATGTAGGATGCTTATTTAGCACACACTGCAAAAGGAATTTCATGAAAAAGCAAACGAAGAAAGTAGCGAAGAAAATAGCAGCTAAACCAACCAAAAAACAAGCAAAAAAACAAGCGAAGATGCCAGCTGCACGCAAACAGCATACAAAGAAAAAAACAGTGCAAAAGAAAATATCTAAGAATAAACACATGGGAAGCAAGTTCATTCTGCCTAAGAAAAGCATATCGAAGAAAATTGGCAGCAAACCACAAAGCAGACAGCTATCACGCAGCGAGATTTCACGCAAACGTCTCATCTCCAAAAATCTGATGGACACTATCTCCAAGCAATTTCAGATAATGCTTTCTCCAAATGAATTTATTGTCAGACTTCTCGCAAATGATATGCGAGAAATTGAACAGCATCTAGGTGTTGGCAAATCATTGGTGTATTGTTTGCTGTGCATGCTGAAAAAATGGCATCCCGATTACTTTGATGGAGTGGAATTGAGTGACGCATCCCCTGCACCACAGAAAGATGAGCTAGGAGAAATCACTGATGGAACTATGTTCTGTATTGCTGCTAGTTCCCCAGGAAATTGGCAAGCTGACGAAGAAACGTCTACCGATGAACACACTACCAAAGACAAATAAACAGGAGATAAACACATGGAAATCAACCAAAACATAGACATTATTCTTCCAAAGAAATCAACCATTGGCAAAGAAAAATTGCAAAAGCGTATTGCTAAAGAGTTGGCCGTGAAGCAAGTATTTAGCGGTGTATTTGCACAACAAAGAAAGTGTGCTAGCAGCTCGAGAAACGCATTTGCAGATCATGAAGACCTAGAGGGCAAACTGCAACGTATCGGTGGTGGTGAACAATTTAGCGGGTCGTTCAAGATAGACGACTATTGATCACTGGCTATTGTTCGTGTACCTCTTTCTATTTGTTGCCTATATCATCTTCATTATTTTCGGCGGTGATGGCTAATTTTCGTTTTTTGCGAATGATCACTGAGGTATTCTTTGTGGATACCTCAGTGGAATGAACTAAGGGCTGTTGCTGTGCGATATCGCTTTCTGCACTAGGAATATCCAGCAAATCTATCTGCTTCACGCTATTTTTTGCACTATTTTCAGCATTTTCGGCCTCTATACGCAGGTATATTTCTTTTCTGTGAACTGACACATCATTTGGAGCGTTGATGCCAATCCTTACTTGATTTCCATTCACTCCGAGCACAGTGAGCTCAACATTATTTCCAACTATCAATGATTCTCCTAGCCTACGAGTAAGTATCAGCATCTATTTTTTCTCCATGTGTCCCATATATTTTTCCGAACAGCTATACTACAATCATTGACAATATCACACAAGCAAATGGCTACAGGCATAAGGATTTCATGGATAACATCACTGAATGGGCAACAGAAACGCTAATCAACAACGTCATACTGCTAATCATCATTTTTGCAGTGATTTTCGCGGCATTTGAGATACATATGATCAAGAAAGACACCAGCAAGATCAAACAAGATGTGGCAGCTATTCAAAAATACATAGACAATTGGGAAGAACTAGAAGCATCCGTTGACTACAGAAAACTTTCCACAGATACTGTTCACGAAACAGATCAGTTGTTCAAGTGAACGTATGTGCAACGATCTCGAGTACTCAGGTAATCGGCAGTATCCACAGTCAAGCAATTAGCTCCGCTGCTAGTGTGAGGTAGGTGTTCATTGCTCAAGTATACCAGATTACCGATATCTTTGACACAGATGCTGCATTTCGCTGGCTATACCGTGAAATGCAAGGTCTTTTGCTATTGGCAACAGTACATTTTCAGTTTCCAGTACTATTTGCTTTCTTTTCTCTGCTTTCTTTACATATAGTGTACGCATGTTGTGTACCCTATCTAGCAGTTTCACCAAAAGTATTTTTTCTGTTTCAGGTGGAATGGTGGAGTTGATTATATCGCTCACCCTATCTTCTAGGTTCTCACTAGGTTTGTTAGTGAGACACTGAACACCAACAGCAACAGATTCACCAAACACCGCCTCAATGATGTTCAATGGCAGCGTGGTATCTTCCAAGGTGTCGTGCAACACAGCCACAACAATGATTTCAGTTTCACACCGTATCTCTGCAACCATTTCAGCCACTTCAACAGGATGATGCCAGTACTTTTCTCCTGTTTGTCTCAGTTGACTTCCATGATATTTTTTTGCATAGGTGATAGATTTGAGAACCAATGAGTAATCGACAACATTGGATGTGTCGTGTATAGCTATTTTGCGAAGTAAAGAATTTTTCGGAATGTTGCGTCACCCTGAAATTGTTAAGCAAAAAAAAGGTGATCACATACAAAAACGATCACACCCAGCAAGCCGCCTATTCGGCGGTGAACAAATGAAGTCTACCAGTAAACATCAGCTATGGCAACAGTGCTAACCTAGCTGTTGATTCAGCTATTGAGCCGTTCAACTGCATATCCACTGGAATGACAGCCGGTGAAGCGGGTGCTGTTAGACTATTCGTGTACGCAGTCAGCATGCTTGCACTTGGTGCTGTTTGCCGCTGTGGTGTTGCAGCTGGCGTGGGCGCAGGTGTTGGATTGCCCAACTCTGAGCTATTATCTGGCAAAATGTCTACAACATTGATTTTGCTACACATATTTTCAATTATCTTAGTTTGGTTACTGTATTGGTTTTTGCAGTATAGGCTGTAGGACATACACACAGTGGCTCCAACTCCTGCACAACCAGCAACGACACTCAATGCTGGCGCGCTCACGGCTACCGACATGAACGCCAAAATTGTAGTGCTTCCTTGGAATAGATGTGAACCCACGTCCATAACTTTAGTTAACGTCTGCCAAAGAATTCGAGATTTGATAGCGGATTGGATTTCTTGTTTGAAGTCGCTATAAATCAACGCCTCACACTCAGTTTGCAACGCTTGATTAGCTATCATGATTACTTCCTGTATGTAGGTGTGTGGGTATCGAGCAATGTAGGCGTGCACACATCTACACATGTACACGCCCACATACCATATCTGGTACCGATGCTATAGTTTTGCTACCACGCCAACAGATACTGCTGCTGAATTGCGTAATTTAGCTGCTGATTGGCCGCTGGTTGGTTTGATCCGACTGGTGTTTTCTACAGTAAGCAATGTTCTTGTGCCTATGTAGTTGTTGAACATGTATTCAATGCCCAAAATACCTTTCAAGACTAACCTGTGCTTGTCTAACGAAAAGTTTCCACTGAATGGTGTGTTGGCATCACTTGATGCGTCACCGTTTAACTTCACTCTCAAATTCTTCACGCCAACGCCAGTCAGCAATTTCACGTTCTGGCAGCTTGCGAAAGTATATTTGTGGATCAAGTCAGTGCCTATCGCAAAGAATTTTGCACGGCTAGCGTGAGTGGGTGACAAATCTTTTTTGCTAGTTGCTAATGATTTTTCAATCGAAAACTCTAAGTCCAAACTTGGGACTATTTCGATCCCGGCAAATGCACGTCCAATCTTGTGAGAACTCTTGAATATGTTGTTACCATACCCTGTGCGAAAACCAGTATTCTTTAGACCAATGTCTGCACCAAAGTATGGGTTGAATACCGCATGAGCTGGCGAGAAAATAGCCATACCTAACGCTAACGTACCAAGGGCCATAGTTGCCTTCACTATACGTTTTTGCAGGTGTTTTTTTGTGTTTTTCATCTCGAATATTCTCCTTGGATAAATATATAGCTCAAGTATACTCCGTTTCTGGCACACATTCACCTGTGTGCACTATACTTAGTGGATGACTAATTTGCTGACTAATCTATCTCCAATCAGCTACCGGATCACCCATGACTAATTTGCTGTACGCTCAACTACTCTTGTGGCTCTTTTACCCATTGTCATTTTTGCTGAAAGAATTCAAGGCATTTGTTGGTGGTATGCACACAACCAGAAGTGCGTTGAGGATGTTTGCGACAGTCTTGGGGTGCACGTTTGGGATGACTACATTTTGCTACAACTGGATGAACTCAACTCAATTCTACACAAGTATCGTTGATGACATTGGAATCGCTACCAACTTGCAGTATGCAGCGGCCCTATACCTTTCTGCACTCTCTGTGGGAAGTTTGTCTGTGTTTCTCAGCAGAATTTGCACGAAAACTTTTTGCTACTTAAAGTTCGGTGATGCTGACTTCTACTTGACCGAAAAACGTGCAAAGCAACTAGAGAACATCTTCCTCCAACAGGGATATCCAGTAAATGCCAGAACAATTCGTAGCGTGGTCAATTTTTGCGTCTACAATTTCAGGAAATCCCCAGACCCACAGTTCGGTGTTCATGCGTATGATTGGAAAAGAGTGATAGATGCTATCATCTATGATGCTGACCTAGACTCATTTCTCGATCAACAAGAGCTGCTAAAGTTGAAGTTAGCTAAAGTGAAACAGAAATGCAGGGCGTTATCGAAGTATGCCAGCATCACCGAGGAAGAAAGGACACTAGTGTGGAGCTTCAACCGACAAACATCTAGTGTGCCACTGAACTCACCTCCCCGCATCGTTACCGAACAAGATCCATTATTACCTAAAGACGCAGCACCAAACGAAAGGGTGGGGACAAATTATCACCCCCCTTTTGTAGGCTCTAGAGGTAGAGTTCTTTCAGGTGATATTTTTCTGCCTAGGAGAACCTCATTTACACAAAGTTGTCCTGTTGAGCTACCCAACTATCCTTTGCGTCAGCTAACATCTGATGCGCTAAATTTTGCATCCTCATCATCGGAAATGCCACAGGACCTAAAAGAAAAGATGTTAGCAGTAAAGGTTCTCTCGCAATTCAAGGGCTATGGCAAAGCATCATGCAAACACCGTTCTCCTTCTGAAAACAGAGAAATCTTGCATCACTGCTCAAATTACCTACACCGGCAAAAGGTATGCTTGAACGAAAGCATTTTTCCAACACAGCTATCCCCGGCAGCCACAGTGGAATCTATGCCTTCATCAGCTACTCCGCCATCAAGCCCAAGGCTGGACGTGTAGATATGTAGACGTATAGACGTGTAGACATCTACATGCCCAGCGTGCTCCAAAACTTTCTGTAATTTCCAGCACGAATATGCTGTTTAGCTTGTTCTAGTTCTGCAAGAAAGCACACACATGCTTTGTCGTGGAAAAATGTGATCTCAGCTGAATCCCTAGAACACGCCAACATGCTAGTTTTCTCGAGGAACAGTTCAGCTATTTCATCTTGCCTACGTTTCAGCATATCCAGCGTTTGGCAAAGAATACTCTTGATCTTTTCGTGACCGAGCACCTTCGTGGCAAACACCTTTGCTTTCATCATCTCGCGTTTGTCCGTGGAATCGCTTAGCTGTGCAGCTGATATTAGATTGTCGGTGGGAGCAAACTCCAGCGAAGTGTCGCTGTACAGCTCTGCCAGCAACTCAATCACATATCCCGCAAAAAATCGCTTCATCCCTTTGGGAAACTCTGTGTTAGCTAGTGCATCCATTATTGGTCGTGTATCTGCGTCCATGCTTACTTTCCTTGTCTGACATCCTTGTCTACGTTAGTTAGCTTGTGGCAATCACATCCCTGCTCTTCCTTGAGGTAGTTTCACTGAAATAGTTCGCGGAATCTACAGAAACGTGATCAACTGCTTTACCGAAGTCAGACAGCATACAGTAATTACAGCGGCAATGCAAGTCATCAAAATGATCATTGCTACGCCTATGTTTATTTTGCTGAAAAATGTGCGGTCGCAACGTGCTCTGTACGGGTTAGTGTACGCATTGCTTGATCCGCGGTACGTTGCCATAGTAGCTTTCACTCTATTGGTCATGTTATTTCCTCCACAATGAATTGCTCAAGTACATTGTCACACTGTACACGACACTACCGAAAAATGATGGAAGACTGTTTACCAGAAATGTACCTACATCAGCTGTCGACCGACTGTCCACCTACAAACATTGCAGCATCTGCACAGACAACATTTTCGGCTGTCTTGCCGTTGCGGATGTTTCTTTCAGCCATGACCAACGTGCACAGATAGCCGCCAGTAGATGTGATCTGAATTTCCCTAACACGTTCTTTCATTTCCGACCAAAATGAGTTCAGCAATTCTTCCCCAAACTCTTTGATCCAGTAATTTATGTAGCTGAGTTTGATGCCGGCCGCTGAAAGCTGTGTGCGGATCGGTGCGTTGAACACAATGTCGGCTGGAATATCCCGAAATGCCACCGGTTTCTCCTCGGGGGACATCTTGGTAGTTGAGGGTGAATTTGGTGTAGTGGAAGTCGGCGGTATTCGCACAGCCATTTCCATTCCATTTTTGGCCTCTACAGGTGTCGTGGTGGCACGATCTGCTGATGACCGGCACGATGATGGTGGGTTTGGATT